TGAGTTACGGTGAACATCGAACCTAACACGTATCTCTCCACGAGGTAGTCTACCAAAGTCTACTACTGGTTTCTGCCCTGCTGTATGCATGATTGTAACTGCAACATTAGCAAAGTCATTAAGGTAGTCAGCAATGATGTCGAATGAATCTAACTTGCTCTCAGCAGCAACAGTACGAATAGCACCAATTTGCCCTAATACCCATTCAGTACCTTTAGTGTAATCATAATCAATTAAACCCCAATCTTTAGCAAGTTTAGATGATAAGTCTGAAAGAATAATAGCCTGTTCCCAAAATCGTTCTTCACCACTGAATCTTGCATCATATTTTTTATAGAATTGGTCAGTTGCTTCTGCAATCATGGCTCTTATACCATCACTACCAATTTCTATCAACTTACTTATGTATGCATGACCTATATGTCCGTAGTTGCTAGTTATGAAGTTGTAAATATTTCGTCCTGCTTCACTGTTCTTGGTGAATAACTCATGTGATGGTACAGTTACTTCTAATAAGCGTGCCATCTGAGCATCAGTATCCAACCCAGATGCTATTAACTTGGATTGTAACGACTTATTCGTTGATACCACAACTGGTGTTGCCCAAGTCTTAGTTTCCTTCTCAACTGCAGCACGGTTAAGCCTAGCCTTATCTCTACCTTGACTTACCCAATAACAGAAGTCAGCAACATCTCTATCTTGCATCATGGTTACTTCATCTACTGTCATTGGTAGATGGGCATATAGCCCCATTCTGTGGAATAAGGTGTTCTGTGTGAACTTCGCTGCAAAATGTAACTTCTCTGGGTCACCATAGATAGATTGTATCCAGTACTGTGCTAGTGTTTTACCTCCACCAGTTGGTCCATATAAGGATATAGTTAGTCCTTTCAGTCCAGTGAAGTTGTACAATGGGGCAGAGAATCCAATACCTAAAGCAAACATATGGCTTGGCATATTAACTTTATCTAGCATGCTAGTCATTTTAGTCCACGCTTCAGCACTACCTTTTGTACCATACATATCAGTACCTAATGAATTAGATACTGTCGATAGTGAAATCTTCTCCTCTTTAACAACATCTTTGTCATCTTTATGAATAACAGTGTCACCTATAACAAAATGCGTATCTTTTTCCTTCCAACCCATAGTTGAATATAAGTTAGTCATAGTACGTATCTGTCTTAATTCTTCCATATATGTTCGTAGCATAAGTTGAAAGTACTCCGTTTGTCGTTTATTAAATAATACTATACCTTGGTCTGCTATTGCAGTAGGGAACTCCCTGCTCCCATCAGTTAGAAATGCTTGCCGTAATACCAGTTCACTCCACCCAACATGAGGGCGTTTCCAGTGATAGCGTACTACTTCATAGCCTAAATGGTCATCACGACCATAACCAACAGGATATATGTCAAACTTGCATATGTCAATATCAGTATCATCAATAGTCATCTTGATACCCTGTGTAGTTCTCTTGAATGGTTTAGGCATAGGTACTGAGTTTGCTACCTTATCTGGTGCTTCTGCAGTGACTGCCACTTCTTGGTATTGAATGCCTAATCTTGCAGGTGAACCGACCTTATCCTTAAACTTACACCCTCTACATCCATTAGGTCTATCAGAATGGAACTTACCACAAGTAGTTGGCCCAGTAGCATTAGCTTTCCACTGTATTACTTTCTTTCTTGTTACTGATTCAGAATAGTCAGTATGCCCTTTACTCCATTTTATTGCTGTTTCTTCTGGGTCTACACAGAATGCAGCAACCCCAATTAAGTCGTACCATAGTGGCTCTGGTACATCACTTTGGTTCTCAATAGCCCAATTTATCTGTTTACATTTACTTGCTACAACTGAGCCAATAGCAGGTGGGAAGTCAACATCGACTGCTAAATTATCTAGCAACGAGTTCCCACGTGGTTGTCTTGAAAGCTTAGTCCCTGGGTGTTGAATGTAATTTGATAAAGTATCAGAAAGAACTTCTGGTGCAACAGGCTCAGCATCTAACAATAACTTTACCTCATTTCCATTCTTTGGATTATGAGTGCCAACTGGTCTTAATACTAACGCACTATTAGTTGTTAACCCTGCGTCAATATAAAATTCTTTCTCTACTGATGCTAACTTCATAGCACTCGCAATCATTTTCCATTTATGTGGGTCTAGTTCTTTAGTTAGCACCCAGTAGACATGTAGTCCATTACCAGAAAATACTACCATAGGCTTTGGTAGTTTCATATCACTAACAAATTTACCTAAAGCATTTAGACCATCTTTCCAAGATGAGTATGGCTTTGATTCACCACAATCCACATCTAAAGCAATTACTTTAGTTGCTCTTACATTATCTTGTTTTCTGTTTCCTTTTTCTTTAAATGCTGAAATTGCATAGTAGGTGTTGTTTTTAGATTGGTCTGACCTAATACAGACCTTTGCTAATTCTTCTACACTGTCAAAAAATCCTTGCCTATTGCCATCTTTATTAATAACTGTAGTAACATAGAATCCCTTGGACGGTAGAACTCGTTGTAGAAACTCCAACGTATTCATATGTCCTCCTTGTAAATGGGGGGAAGAACACTATAAACCTCCCCCCAGTCTGGTTAATGATACTCCTCTAAATACTCAAGAAGCCTCTTTTTTCTGTCTGCTGGTTCCATCACAATAATATCGGGTGATGGCCATGCCTTATCTTGCATGACTGCCAATAATTTCCTAAGAGTAACACGCATTTTCTTATCATTTTCCTT